ATTTTGTAGTAAAAATTTTTAAATTATTTTTCAAAATATAGTTGACAAGTAAAACAATTTGTAGTAATATATAATTGTCGAAAGGATAATAGCTCAATATTGCGTTAGAGCGTATGGTTAAGCTTGAAGATATCAAAACCATAAGGTTAATGTTAAAGTCATTTTATCTTTTCGATTATATGAAACATTAGTATAATAAGTATTACATATTTTGCCTTTAATATTTGAGACGCGTCATATTAAGGGAGAAACAAAATAAAAAGCTAGTGCAAGTCTAGTATGTTTCAATTAAATTATGGTTTGCAACCTAATAGCAAGAAAGAGGGAATAAAAATGGAAACAAAAAAGTATGAAGTAACAGTATTAGAAAAGAAAGGTACTTGCGACAACGCATTATTCGAGAAAATGGCGAAGAAGGGAGATTTAACAGCTATCAAATTATCTGAACTATTAGGCGTAGAAGTTAAAATAACTGGATATGCAAAATGTAATGTAGTAACAGATGATAAAAATTTCAATATCAATTATTTTGATACAGAAGAATACGGATTAGTTTCAAGTGGTAGTGAAATTTTTACAGAAAGCGTAGTAGATTATTTCGGAGAAGTAGAAAGCGTAAGATTAGTCGAAGTAAAAACAAAAAAAGGAAAAACATATAAAGCCGTACCAGTATTAGGAAATAGCAAAAAAGAAGAAAAAACAGAACAAAAAGAAGAAGTTACAAACGACGATTTACCATTTTAATTAAATTTGTAGAAAAGAGGAATAGAATATGCCTAGAGTAAAAAAGGAGCTAACTCGAGAAGAACAAGAGTTATTTAACGAATTAAAAAAATTAAGTAAAAGAGCTAATCAACGTATAGTAAGATTAGAACGCGAGTTTGGTAAAGATACTTGGGCTACAAAATATTTAAAAGAAAAGCTTGCAACCGAACCGTTGCAAGCTTGGACTATTTCTGGGCGTGTAAAAGCAAATAAATCTATGACAGTTACACAAATGAAAGCAACAATAAAAGCAACAAAAGAATTTTTAAATAGTAGTATATCAACAAAAAGAGGAGTAAAAAAAGCGAAACAAAAAGCAATTAAAACATTAAAAACTAGATTTAGTACTGATGTTTCGGATATATCATACGAAGAAGCAGAAGCATTAACTAGCTTTTTTGAGGATAAAGAAGTAAACAGCGTAACGAATTTTATACCTCGGCTCTGATGTTTTAGCAATAATAGAAGAAGCAAGAGAGAAACAAAATGATTATTCTACATTTGCAAGTCAAATGGAAAGTATAAAACAATGGAACAGAGGAACATCAATGGAAAATGTATTAAGGAAAATTTACGCAAAATATATTTATCGAGGAAATGAAGATACAGACGAGCTAGAAATGTTATATAGTAATGTATTAGAACTTATAGCAAGTGCTACAAGCGAGTATGATTTACAAGAAGTCGAAAGTATAGTAAGTAATTTATTATCTGAAAGAAAGATAAATGAGCAAGAATATAATTATTTAATGAACGCTATAAATGATAAAAGAAAAGAGTTATAAAATATGAAATATTTTAAAGAATTTCAATATCATTTTGGGGATATAGTAGGCGAAAGAAAGCAAGTAGATAATACTATATATTCGTTAGATATAGAAACATCAAGCTATTTAATTTTAAATGGAAAAGTACTACCAGCTATTAAATATTTAGATTTAACAGAGGAAGAGCAAAAAGATGTTGAATTTAGAAGTTGTATGTATATATGGATGTTTTCTATAAACGATGAAGTTTACTATGGTAGAACTTGGGAAGATTTAAAGAGCTTTTTAGTACGATTAGATTATTATAATAGTAATAAAAAAATAGTTTTTATACATAATCTTTCATTTGAATTTCAATATTTAAAAAGTATTTTTAAATTTAAAAATGTAGTAGCACGAAAAAAGCATAAGGTTATGAAGTGTGAAATGGAAGATTTTAATATAGAAATACATTGTACTTATATGATGTCAAATTGTGCATTAAAGTTACTACCAAAAATATTTATGTTACCAGTAGAAAAGAAAGTAGGCGATTTAGATTATACATTATTAAGAACGCCAGCAACAACTTTAACAGAAAAAGAATTAGGATATTGTGAGTATGATTGTTTAGTTATATATTATTATATAAAAAGAGAATTAGAAACATATACAAGAGTAGATAAAATACCGATTACAAGTACTGGAAAAGTTAGGCGAGAATTAAAAGAGCTTGTATCTGATGACTGGGATTATAAAAGAAAAGTAAAAAAATCTATAAATATAAATCCGCACGTATATAATTTATTACAAGAGGCTTTTGCTGGGGGATATACTCACGCAAATTGGATTTATACAGATGAGATACAACGAAATATAGAAAGCTGGGATTTTACATCGAGTTATCCATATATATTAGTATCTCATCAATTCCCGTCTACTGAATTTCAAAAATGTACAATAAAAAACAAAAATCAAATGTTAAATAAATTTGCATATTTATTAGTAGTAGAATTTAAAAATATAAAATGTAAATATTACAATAATTTTATATCGCAAAGTAAATGTAATAAAATTGTAAAAGGTGTATATGATAATGGAAGAATTATAGAAGCTGAAAGCATAACAATAACTTTAACAGATGTAGACTTTTATTTTATATTAGATACGTATAAATATGATAGTTACGAAATACAAGAAAGTTATTATAGTCGCTATGATTATTTACCAAAACAATTTATTGAATTTGTATTAGAAAAATATGTAAATAAAACAGCATATAAAAATGTAGAAGGTATGGAAGTAGAATACGCAAAAGAAAAAAATAAATTTAATTCGTTATATGGTATGAGTGTTACAAATATGATACGTGATGAAGTAATATACGATAATGAATTAGACTGGAGCGAAAGAGAATTAGAAAATACAGAAATAATAGAAAAATTAAATGAAGAAAAGAAAAAAGCATTTTTAAGTTTTGCGTACGGTGTTTGGGTTACTGCTTATGCTCGTTCTAATTTATTAAAAAATGTTATAAAACTAGATGATTATGTAGTATATTGTGATACTGACAGTATGAAATTAAAAGAGGGATATAACAAAAAAGTTATAGAAGATTATAATAAATTTGTTATAAATAAACTAAAATATGTAAGTAAATTACTAGAAATACCATACGAAAAATTTAGCCCGAAAGATAGTAAAGGCGAAAAACATATATTAGGTGTATTTGATAATGACGGAAAATACGAAGAATTTATAACGCAAGGGGCTAAAAAATACGCATATACAAAATGGATAGACAAAGAAAAGATAAAAGAAGATACAAATGTACAAGAAATAAAAGGTAAAAAAGCAAAAGTATTAGAAATAACAGTAGCAGGAGTACCAAAAAGCGGAGCGTTAGGATTAAAGAATTTATCTGAATTTAAAGATAATTTTGTATTTGACTTTAAATATACAAATAAAAATTTGCTAATGTATTGCGAAAATCAAGAAAATTGTAATATAATAGATTATCAAGGGAACGAATATACGGTAAAAGATAAAACGGGTTGCTGTATAGTACCTACTACTTATGTACTAGGTAAAGCGTTAGACTATGCCGATTTAGTTTCTGACAATTCAAGTAAAAGAGCAAAATATAAGGAGTGAAAAAATGGAAGATTTAGAATTTATAAAAAGATTTTCAAAGATAACTATATCGCGGTATTTGTGAAAAGAAAAAAATAAATAGAACTAATTTATTAACAAACAGAACAACAAAGAAAAACGCAAAAATAGTAAGAGAAGAAATAGAAAGCGAAGTAGCAAAATTATATATAAAAAACGATGATGAGGAGAAAGACAATGGCTAATAAAAAAGTTATCCATTATAATTTAGACAAAATAGACGCGATACGGTGCAAGATTCAACTTGATATACGGCGAGCGTTCCAATGGAAAGAGCTATCAAGTAAAACATAAAAAAGCCGTAGAAAAATATTTAAAAACTGGAAAAAGATTTATTTTAATGCGTAGATTACGCGAGGAAATAACATCGGAGAAAATAGAGCAATATTTTCAAGATGTAGATGTAGCAAAACTAACAAACGGAAAATATAATTGTATAACATTATATAGAAAAAATTTATATTTATCTGTATATGATAATGAAACGGGTAAAACAAAAAGATTTGAAAAAATAGGCTATGTAGTAGCGTTATCAACAGAACAGAATTACGCTGGTGCAAGTTATTTAGATGTAGAAGATATTATATTCGAGGAATTTATGAGCCGTAGTACATATCTACCTAACGAAAGTAATAAACTAATGAATTTTTATGCGACAGTAGATAGAAAAAGACTAAAAGTTAGATTATGGCTAGTAGGTAATACAATATCTAGGGTATGTCCTTATATAAATGACTGGGGCTTGCATAGTTTAATAAGTTCGCAAAAACAAGGTACAATAGTAGTAAAAGAGATACAAGATGTAGTAGAGGATAATCCGCCTATTAAAATTGCGTTAGAGTATTGTATGTCGACTGGTCAAACATCGGGAACAATAGGAACAAACGCAAAAATGATAAATACGGGAGCTTGGGAAACACGCCCACAACCGCATTTGCCTAAAAGTTATAAAGAATATAACGTATTATATCGTTTTGGATTTCAATATCAAAGTTTTAAATTTTTATGCGAATATTTAGTAGATAAAAATATAAAAAATAGCCCGATATGGTTTATACGACCATATTATAAAGAATTTTCTAATAAAATAATTGTATTTTCTGATATAATAAAAGTATCGAGATACTGGCAAAGAGATATATATAATATCTCAATTAAAAATGATAAACTTCGTAACTTGTTTATGACTTTCAAAGAAAACAAAATATTTTACTCAAGTGATATGTGCGGAACAGATTTTAAGCAAGTTATAGATTTTCAAATAAGGAGATAAAAAATGAATAGTAAAATTTTATTAGTAAAAAATATACATATTGACAGACAATATACAAATGTACTTTCATATAGTGAAGCACAAATGTTAGAATTATGTCAAGCTAATTTAGTTGCTCAAGCTGATAATTACTCATTTTTACGCCCTACTGGAAGTATAATGGCTGGATTTACATACGCACAATGTTTACAAGCAAATTATATAGCTTTTCAAAATCCCGACTATTCAAATAAATGGTTTTTTGCTTGGATAGATGATGTAATATACAAAGGCGATAAAAATACAGAAATTACTTTTACTGTCGACGCTTGGAGTACTTGGTTTGATAAATGGAATAAAAAAACTTGTTTTATAAATAGACAGCATACAAACAATGATACAATAGGATTACATACAATACCCGAAAATTTAGATGTAGGCGAGGTAGTACAAGAAAGTATAACAGAAGATTTAGCGTATGGCAATGATTTTGGTTATTGGATAGCTGTTGCGAGTAACTGGAAAATAAAAGACGGAAGCTCGGGGGCTGAATTATTAGAAAGCGACAAAGGTACACAATACGCGGGCATTACGGTATATGATAATACAGTATTTGGAACTCAACTATTTTTCTTTCATATTACAGCTTTATCTAGTTTTGCAGATTTAGTATTATTATTACTTCGTACAAATGCCGACGGTCATATAGAAGATGTACAAAACATATTTATTTTACCCGATGTAGCAATAGACCAAACTAAACTACAAAGTCATACAGCAAAAGTTATAAGTGATGAAAATACATTTAGCTTTTATACTATGAGTTACGATATGTCGCCCGAAAAATTTAATACAGAAATAGACAAAATAACTTCTTTTTCTGATTACACGCCAAAAAATAATAAATGTTTTGTATATCCATACAATTATTTATTTGTAAGCAATAATCAAGGTAGCAACAATATATATAAATATGAAGATTTTAATACTGAAAAATGTATTTTTGAAAATCAATTTAGTATTGCTATTGGTGGAAGTGGTAGAATTGTACCAAAGAATTATAAAGGTATGGCGACAAATGATGACGAAGCGTTAGCACTAGGAAAATATCCAACTTGTGCTTGGAGTTCCGACGCATTTACAAACTGGTTAACACAAAACAGCGTTAATATGGCTGTAAGTTTAGGGTTAACAGCTGGAGCTATTGCGGGTACTATTGCAACTGGCGGAGCTACTGCACCGGCACTTGCTGGGGCTGTAATGAGTGTAGCGGGAAATATAGGTAATACAATAGGACAATTTTATCAAGCGTCATTACTTCCTAATATAAATGGCGGGCAAGCTAACGGCGATGTAATATGGACTTGTAATAGAAATATGTTTAGTTTTAGACAAATGAGAGTAAAAACAGAATATTTAAAAATTATTGATGATTACTTCACGCGTTTTGGTTATGCTATAAAATCTCTAGCAATGCCTAATATTACTGGGCGTGCATATTGGAATTATGTAGAAATTGGAGCAAGCGAAGAAATAGGATATGGCGAAGTACCAAGTAAATTTATGGATACTATAAATAATGCTTGTAGACGAGGTGTTACAATATGGCATAATCACGCAAATGTAGGAAATTATAGCTTAAATAATACTATTGTTTAATGTGAAACAAAAATAAAGAGAGGATATATCCTCTCTTTATTAATTGTATAATGCGTCCATTAAATAAGTGAATGGTCTAATTTGAAAACCTTTTATTGTAACATTTAAGTAGTTACTTCCCGTTTCATTTAAAGCAAATGGATATAAAACTAAAAATCCGTTATCTATTGTAACCTTACAATTTACTAATAATGTTTTATTATCTGTTGTTAGGAAAAATACTGGTATTGTAGCTGAATTTGACAAATAAGAGCTTCCGCAACCTACAGCTAAAGAATTGTCAAATTGTTCATACATTAAAATATAATTACCTCCAGTCATATTTATTGTTTTTGCTTCTGAAAAATTACCGGCATAGTAAGAATTACTAATAAATTTTAATATATTATTTTCTTGTTCAATATAAAATGAACTTCCCGATTGTTTTACTGGTGTTCTTGGTCTATATATGTGTGCCGAACCTGTTTTAATTGCTTGATATATAGCTTCTGCTATAACTTGTTCTCCTAAATTATTTGGGTGTATTCCATCTGTTGCAAATTCTGTGTTATAATTATGTAGTGCATATTCAACATTATTTAAATAATCTATATTAAGTTTACTACAAGATTTTATATATAAAGGACATTTAGAAGAAACGCCGTATTTATCTTGTACTATACTAGTATTACCTATAAATCCTATTTTTAATGTAGCATTTGGATATAATTCAAGAACTTTGTTTTTAAATTGTTGCATACCCGATAATATACTTTCTTCTGTTCCTATATCTTGGTGGTCATTATATCCAGCACATAATATAACATCTGTAACATCATTATCTGAAGTTTGTTCACTAATTAAATTAAAAAAATTATTAGTGTTAGTAATATTCATTGCTGTACCACCTCTGGCAACTCTTTTCCATTGATTATCTTCTAGTCCTAACATATTTGCTAATTTTTTACCCCAATTTTCAACTTCTCCACTAGGTGTGTAACCTTGTAAATAACTATCTCCAACAAATATATATTTTTTCGTAGGCTCTTTTAATTCTTCTACTTCATTTTCTAAGTTTATAATACTTTGATTTAATATTCTTTCTGCTACTAAATTTTCTGTATTAGTCAAAACAATAATATTATATCCGTCGGGAGTATCTGAATTTGTTCTTTGTCTTATTTTATAAAAAGCTCCGTAGCCGTCGTTATATTGATTTCTTCCTAATGTTCTTGCAATACTTCCATTTGCTAAATTTGTTGCTTGTGATAAAGCAGAAGTATTATTAAATCCAATTACTGCTTGACTTTCTAAGTATTGACTTATTAGCACTGCTAATTCTCCGCTTTCTGCCATTTCATTTAATTTATTGTTTACTTCTTCTTGTATATCTAAATTGACAAAATAATTATTTACATAATTTTGTAAATCAATAAAAGCATTTGTAACATTTTCGACTTGTGTACCTAGTGTATTTTCGCTATTTATTATTTTATTCATTTCTTTTCCTAATTTGCAAAATAATTGCCACTCTGTTAAAGCATCAAAATCTGCTTCAATAAAAGGAAAATTTTCTAAAACAAACCATTTAAAAGGTGTTAAATTTTTAAATTCAAATTTATTCATTTTTTCTTCTCCTCTCTTTATACTAACTGATAAAAAAGACACTCTAAATCTTTAAATATCATTGTATATATTGATTTTATATTTTCTTGCATTTCTTTTAAAATTGCTATTTTGTCGGCTGGTGTTCTTGTAATTGTTTCGTTATATTCGTTTATGTCTTTACCTTTATTTTCTGCATTTGATTTTCCTTGACTTGTAGAATTATCTTCGCCATTATTTGTATTTGTATCATAATTATAATTTGTAACATAACTACCGTTTCGCAAATCTTCTAATTGATTTTGAGGTAATTCGCTATTTCTTCTATCTGATACATCGTTAGTAGATGTAGTACTATGATTACGTAACTCATTACTTGTATTATTTGTGCTTTCTGATGTTCTATTATCTTTTCCAGTTCTTGTAGTTACTTCGCCGTCATTAAATATTTCCCAATTTTCCAATGCGTCAAACATTTTATTATATAAAGGCATAATTTCGTTTAATTTTACATCTAATTGAATACGAAAAGCTGTTACAGTTTCAAAACCTATACGCCTTTGCAAAAAATGATTTAGTATCATTGTTTCAAATTTCTCTTTTGTTATATTAGATGTTAAAGGATAATCAAAATTAAATATTGTACTACGCCCAGCTTTTGCTAAATCTTTTATTTTTACTTCGGGTGCTGGACTGTTTAGATCTACATCGGGATTTACTATTGCTTCTAATATTGTATATATTGTAGGCGGTAAATTACAATTTGGCGGTAAAAAAGGATAAAACATAAATAATCCGTTATAATATGGTATCATCTTCGCCCTCGCTTTCTACGTCGTATTCTTCTACTTCTTTTTCGGAAGTTGGTACGCCGTCATAATATTTTACTTCTATTTCTTTTTCTAAGGCTTTCTTTCCATTTATTAAAATTTTATTTGCTAATTTTTCGTTTATTTCTTCTATTGCTTTTTGTCTAGGCTCAAAACGACTATAACGGCTGGCTACTGTTCCGCCTTGACTTGCTAATACTTCGTCTTTTATATTACGTTCTTTTTTCTGAAAATTCATATTAGCAATTCCAATAAGTCGCAAAAATTCGTTCCAGTCTTTTTCTTTGTGCAAGTCTATTTTATCTGCTACAAATGGTGCGGGTGCAAGTACTAACGTTGTATCGTCCAAGTCTAAATCTTCATAGGCAATTACTGTATTTTCCATACCGTCAACATTATTTACTAAATCTTGTATTGACTTTACCTTTTCTGATTTTGTTTTCCAAAATCTGGGGGTCTTCTGTTGTGCTATATTGATATCGGTCGTTCTAGTATCTAAAGCTATGCGCTCGCTGTATTGTAAAATATCTAACCATAAAGGATAACGCCCGTTATTGTCATACATAATAACAAAATCATCTTGACTTTTAATAAATTTACTATATCCATTTTGTGATATTACTTGTATGCTTGTAGGTCTACCGTATACGTCTAATTTCCCTATATTTTGATATGGTAAAGCTAATAATCCTAAAACTTCATCAACAAAAAATGCTATGCTTCCTTGTCTTAAAAGTGTTTTGTTTAAATATGCTGTATCAATAAATTTAGGCATATTTGTAAATTCAAACACATTTTCGGCAAGTGTTAATAATTGCCTTTTATACATTTCATAAGTTTTGAAATTAGACAACTGCGAGTTTATTAATTTAGTTTTCATTTTATACTCCTTTCTAAAATAATAACGGCTAGATTATATATCCAGCCGTTTTAGTTTTAAAGTACTGTTATAGTAGCTGTACCCGTTACATTTTCATCAAATACACTTGTTGCTTTTACAATTATTGTTGTACTTTCGTCATCTGGTGTACTTGCTATATGTCCAGCTGGTATAGTTAATTTTCCGTTTAAATCAATACTAGCTTGTTTACTTTCCTCTGTTTCTGGGTCTTGGTCAATACTCCATATAACCGCTTTATTAGCAAATCCTGTTGTTTCTACTACTGCTGTTAATTGTACTGGCACTCCAGCACTTACTGATACTTCTTGTGGATTTACTTCTACACTTGTTACAGCTGGTGTATCAATAACAAATACTGCTGCGTTTTCAAATGGAGAACTTGAAACAACTCCCCAAACGTGCAAGAAATGATTTCTTTTTAATGTTTGTGGATTATAAAATTCTGTTGCTTTTAAATTTGCTCCGCCCTCTGAGGCATTATCCATACCATAATAATAATCTTGGAAAAAATTACGTCCAACAATAACAGCTGGAATAGTATTTAATTTTTCCATTTGTTCTTGTGTTAATGGTACATATCCGTCGCAATATTCTCCCTCAATTCTTGCTCCGTTTTCATCTCTTTTAGCAAATATTTCTTCAAGTCTAGCTGTATCAAATTTTCCAAATCCGTCGCATAATTCCATATTAGCTTTCATTTCTGCGTCTGAACGGAAATAACTTGTTGCTAATACATTTGTTGTAAATTTAGCGTCAAATTTTGTAGATACTATTGCAAATTGGTCTTCAAAATCTGTTGCTTTTCTTAATCCAGCTGGATTATAATTAGGACTTCTAAAAGTCATATCATTACTTTCTGCTTTTATATCTGCAACTATTTCTCTGTCTGTTTTATTAGCAAAATTATCTATTTTTACTGTTGTTACTGTTCCGTCTAATATACGTCTTGCTAACATATATTTATTTACTAAATAACTATCGTATTCGTAACCTTCATATAAAGAATTGATTATAATATCAACTAATCTGAATAAATCTCCAGTTTCAAATGCCATTGCCATTTGCTCATCAGATGTTGTTGTTTTATAAAATTTTTGATAATTAATTTCGTGTATATATGATAATACATTTGGTACTTCTGTTTTTATAAAATCATATTCATTTTTTAACATTTCGTTATAATCATATACATTTGCTATATCACAAATAACTTCTCTTACTTGTTGTCCGTATGATAATTGCCCTTTATCTGTAAATTTTTTCCAAGGATTTTCCCAATGATTACGTGTAATTACTGTTAATCCTATTAAATTTAAAGTATTTAAAAATGCGTTTTTATACGCTACATTTTTCATAATTATTTTACCAATTCCATTAATGCTTTCGCCTTGTACTGGTAAATCTATATTTTCTCTTAATAATGGAGTTTCATTTATCACATAACTTAAAAGTTCTATACTATCATTTACTTTTAAATTTGTTTTTGAACTTATTTTTGCCATTTTTATTTCCTACCTTTCCTAATTATATTTCTTTTATGTCGACTACTTCTTTTTCTTCTAATTCTTCGTCGACTTCTTTTTTATCTTCGGCTTCTTTTTTGTCATCGCCTTTTAAAAATCTTTGTTTGTATTTTTCTTGTAAGTCATCAAGTTTTGCTTGTAATTCATCTATTCTAGCTGTATCAACTTCGCCAACTTCCATACTGTCCTCAATATCTTCTAATAATTGAATAGCAATATCGTTGTCAGTTACAAGCTCATTAACTTTTTGTTTTAATTCGTCTTTACTAAGCTTCATTTTCGACTTCCTCCTCTCCTTTTTTACTTTTCTTTGTTTCCATTGTTGTACATAATCTTTCCATTACAACAGTATTATTGTTTATAGCGTCTTTAATTTCGTCTTTGTATGCTAACATTATTGTTGTATGTTGTTCATTTAGTTTTGCTGTTTCTTGTGAGTTCTTATCTGTTATATACTTTACATACCAAGCCATACCAAGACAAGCTACAACTGGAAACGCATAACTTCCTAAAAGAGTTGCAATATCCATTTTCTTTCTCCTTTCTCGTTAGTTTCTATATAAATTATATGCACAAATTTTAATTTTTGTCAATAATAAAACGAACATTTTTTAAAAATGTTCGTCTATTTCTTATAATATTTGTAAATACAGCCCAAGGAAATTTACGCCTTTTTAATGAAACTGTTGTAACTGGCGGAAGCCCGCCCATATATGTATACCAATTTAAAGCATATTGCATACGCAAATCATAATGATTTATACTAGGGTCGTAACTTGGTCTTTCATATCCAGCCATAAACATTACGGCTAATTTGTCGGGCGTCCAGTTCATAGAATTATCTAAAAATTGTTGCCCCGTTATGCCTATCATATCGCTTGTAGCTCCCGAATTATAATAGTTTTGTATAAACGCTTGCGTTGTATACCACTCGCCAACTCCAGACTGATTTAATATTTCTGCTATAATTACTTGTAATTGTACATCTCCATTATTGTATGGACTTAATCCAAGTGTAGCACAATGATTTTGCAATACTGATACTGGTGTCCATTGTACTAGCCCGTAACCTTGCCCGCCTACTTCTTCACGCTCGGGATTTATACTACTTTCGGCTTGCATATTTCCAAGTATTCCAGCTATTGTATTATCATTTATTCCTAAACTTCTATAATAAGCTATTACAATATCTGCGTTATTTTCCATTTCTGCTTGTGTTAACGCCCCACTTCTACTAATCCAAGCCATTTATTTTATACCTTTCTTATATTATTTATATTTATTGCACAAGTTACAATTCTATCTATTCCGATTACTACTCTATCGCCTTTTACTTCTATTACATTATATACATTATAATAACTTCTAAATGGTTTACCGTTATATTGTATATTTTTTAATACTTCTACCTTATCGCCTACTTTTATTGTTTCTTGTGAAACATTGTTACTAGCTCCTAATATTTCATTTACTCTTTTTTGTACTTCATTATATAAATTTCCTAGCTTTTGTTTTCTTTCTTCACCATTTCCATATTTTCCAGCTATTACCTCTTTTGCTAATTCTTCTATATTTTTTGAGTTATCAACAGAGTTTTCCACATTGTCATACTTTGTTAAATTATTACTATTTATTATTGACATTATAGTATTTATATATGTCGGACTTGTAGCATATCCGCCATTTTTTATAGCTGTTATACACTCTAAAGGTGTTGTACTTGTACAAGCTTTTCTATATCTTTCTAGTTTTGTTATTAAGTCGAAGTAGTCTGATATACTTTCTGCTAAACTGTTATAAGCTCTGAAACAAGCTGTAATATTTGTATATGTACTTCCGTCGTAACACTCTTGCGTATTTGCATTATATACTTTTCCTTTCCAGCTTGATGTTGCTTTTATTCCAAAAATTGCATTTGCTTTCATCATTATTTTACTTTGCCCCCAACCGCTTTCACATATTGCTTGTGCGATTACTACTGATGAAAATAAAGGATAACCCCTCTTTTTATTTTCTGCTACTACTAATGGTGCTATTGTTGGTATAAATTCACTTTTATTCATATTCTACACCTCTTTCCAGTCGTTAGCTAACATATCTGCTTGACTTGCTAACCAACCTATTTGAACTCCTGAAGTACCTACAAATGCTATTGCTTTATTTCCTATCGCGTCGTGTTCTGCATTTATTACTTCTCCTTTTGTATTTTGATAACTTATATTTGTTGCCAATTCTATATATTGTTTTTTTCCGTTCCAGCCCTCTCTTTGTAATCTTTTACCCTCTTTTAATAATTGTATTGCTTTTCCAAAATCCATTTTTTTATTCTCCTTTCTTATAAAATGGTACTATAATCTGTGTATCGATTATATGTACTATTGTACTTAAATTCTCGCCTATTGTCAAGCTCGCGTCGTATCTATATTCAAACTTGCTTTCGTATTGTATGTCTTGATACTCTAATTTTATTATGATTTCATATAATCTAAAATCTTTGAAATTTACTTCTATTATTAAATTTTTATATATTTCTTGTAATTTATCTTCTATTTCTAGTTCCATTTTTACTACTCTTTTCAATACAAGTTTTATGTGCATATACTTTTGTTTTTCTTTTTGTTATTGATAATTCAAAATTATTATTTTGTAATATAATTTTTACATATTGAACATTTATCATTTTCGGGTATGTTTCTATTTTTACTTAAAATCATTTTTATTCTCCTTTCTAATCTAAATGAGGTATATGATTATCTATTTT